CTTTTGTAAGAAGCGGCCATCGGGAAGGAGCATGAGCGAGTATAGTTCATTATTAATAATATATTGCAAGTCTTCGATCCATTGTGGATCATCTGGCCACAGGTCCTCTAAGAGCATATAACCAAGGTACATAAGAACACGCGAGTTATTCTTATCCCATTTACTAACATCACCAGCGAAAGTAACTTCCGAGGGAGTTTCTGGCATCATGTCTTCCATAACCTTAGCGTAACCACCATGTTGAAGTGTGATTCCGTAGGCAGAAAGAGGATGTCCTAATAGAAGGGTTTGTATAAATGGTTTTGTATGTCTACCAATGCGGAGGAGGTATTCTAGCGGAGCTATCTCGAAAGTTCGAACCTCACCGGTTGGGCATTTTGATGCTTCAAGCGTTTCATACTTTGGTCTGACAGAAAATATAGCGGGGTCTTTTCGTTTGATAAAATCGACCATATACTCTCGTGCCTCTGGACTCTCAAGGGCTTGTTTTTTAGTGTTGACTTTGCATTTATCTTTTATGACGACACCGGGAGCTGCTTGAGGATTGACTTCCTCTTGCACTTCTTTGTAAGTAGATTTTCCAAGCTCTCTAGCCTTCCTAAAAAGGGGTTTCAGCATGGCTTTAGAACACTCAAAAGCTGCAGATAGCACTGCAGTGTCTCCAGTAAACTCAATCGCTTTTGGCTGCATAAAGAATCTTGCCAATGTTGAGGAATGAGTTATTGTTGGGACATTAAATCTATGAATGTCATCGTCACACTGTGAAAGCAAGGAATCATAAACATCCATGCGAACTCCAGGTTTGTCGTTAGTGGGGGGCCCCACTGTTCGTCTCCCTAATTCAATAAAAAGCTCTGGGGCCTCAGGGCAGGGCTTTGGGGAGGAGTAAAGTATCAGATTACTGGGCAGATGGTGGGGGAGTCCTCCCTTTCACCGGTAGTGGCGTTGGTAGCGTCACTCCATAATTGCCGTAATCAGCCAATCTTCCAAGGTGAATACCGACCACATAATTCTTGGCATTGATCGTCTGAACAAGGGGAGATCCACTGGATCCATCACCCGTGTCAGCGTCGTAAGAAATCAACTGACAACCCTTATACTCTGGTTTCTTCAAACCATCAAGAACACGTTGAATATCTTTGTCCTTGTGGGAAGTAATAACAGATAAATTCGTAGATTGCGAGACTACAAGGGAAGTTTCAGGATTCTTAGTACAAAATTCCTTAAATTTTGGATCATCAATGATACGAGCATACTGGTAAACCGAGATAGGGTTAGTTAAACTTATCGGCATTTGAAGCATAGATTTCATCGGTTGCAACTTGTGCACTCTGACTAATGCTATGTCAGCTTCAGGGTCTGTAGTTAAAATCTCGGCCGCGTATTTGGTGCCACGATGTGATACGTGCGTAAGAGGGACGTGGGCGGCAGTAACATAGTCACTACCCATTTTCCAAACGTGTCCAACCGCAATTTCATTTTGGTAGGCTACCATAATCCACGGTTGTTCTTCAACAGCGTGCAGGGTTAAACCAGCCGGACGAACTGCTTCTTTTCTTGGTTTCCAAGAAGTCAGTGGTTTTAAAGGCTTCTCAGGCTGAGTCACATCTTTCTTAGTGACAGTGACAACAGAACCATCCGGGTGGATCACATTAACGACCGCTTTTGGGTCAGCATCAGCCTTCATTGAGGTGGCTAAATACTTTAATGACTCATCTGGGGTTGGCGGTGTAGCGCGCAGAATTACATTATAAATCGCTTCTACCTGACTCTTCAGGTCACTCAACTCTTTTGATGAGGGTGTGTGTTCAGTAGGTGGGACCACTTCAATGGTTTTTGTGATTGTGCGTCCATCTTTCTTTACCTTAACTTGAACAGAATCGCCAACATTGTTGACTTTTGGAAGTTTCGTTTCCTTAATTCCTTCAAATCGAACTCCGAGCTTAGGGGAGCCCTTTGGTGATTCAGTTTCTGAAATAATTGGGTTAGATGGTGTGGGTGTTTTCTTCTTTTTCCGTTTTTCAGGATCGATAGATTCACCGTACAACATTTGTTCAATTTGATCCTCAGCTTGAATTTTGTCTTCAGCGGCTAAGGCATCTCTCTCGGCCCAATATAAATCATCATCATCGGTCCACCAATCATACTCACTCATAATGTCTTCAATATCTTCAAAGAAGTCAATATCTTGCTTTTCAGCTAAGTACGTGAGTGCGTCCATTTCTTGTTCATATCTCATGCGATCAATGTCTCCATTGAGGTACGCTTGAAATAGAGC